GGAGGAAACATGTCTGAAGAATCTGGAAGTGAGCAGCAACCAGTCAACCGCAAGCTGCGAAGAGATGACAGGTTCATCTCTCAAATCGAACGCGAACGCCCATATGTGGAGCGGGTGCTAGACTCCATCGAACGGGATGGTGCTATAGCAACTCAGGATGCGTATAATCGCGCATCACGGTGGATGCTCCGCATGGCAGTTGGATCGGATGTGGACTACAGAACACCCTTCTACGCTACTCGCGGTGAAGGTGGTTTAATATATCCCAAACGATCCGAGATTGTGGCAATCCTAGACTCCAAAATCAGGGACAAGACAAGTGGGGACTCTTACCTTGACGAGATTTTGCTAGGAGTCGAAAATGAACAGAAAGGCGATATAGGCCCAATCAGCATGTATCTCCCCTGGTCAGAGGACGGGCCGAATAAGGCCACAAAGGTATACAGTGACAAGTCTTGTCAAGCTACCTTTGATACAGCGGCATGGGAACGAGCTCTTGATCGACTTCAATCCCTTGTCGCGTCGCAATCTCAAGGTGTGACGTCAGTCGAGGAAGCCATTGGAGGCATCTCAAGTGGTAACGTTGGAGATGACGAAGATGATGCTCCCTCAGGGCTAGACACAACAACTAACTCTGGTTCTCCACACTTTATAACACCATGGCGCCCTACTGAGGATATGAAGATGGACAAGGCTAGAGAAGTAGACGCAGCGTATAAATGGTACGTTGATCGTTCGAAGTTGTTGATTCAGGAGATGCGTTCAGGGAAAGATCCCGCCGGGGATCAATTCGCGATAGCGTCGCAGCGCTTAGTCCAAAAAGGACCTAAGCCATACAACGAAAAGTCGAAGCGATTAGTAATCGCTTTCCCAAAAGATGAGGCTATCATTTGGAAAACTTTCACTCCCGGAATAATGGATACACTCCGTGAAGTACGGGCTCTGAATGGTGTTGAGATTTTGTGTGGTTGGAAGGATCTTGAGAACATGGATAGGCAGATGCAAATCTTTCTTACCCATGCTGACAGTAAAGGTAGGACTGTACTGTCTGGAGACGTCTCCAATTTTGATGCTACCCTTCCGCCCAGCATCATTTACGATGTGGGTCGTATTATTGCGACGTGGGTACGTGGCTACACTCGCCTTATACAAGGTTTAGTGTATCGTATGGTGTATGGAACAGGACTTATTACACCCAATAAGTATTATAAACCTGGTCCATCATCTCTAAAGTCAGGTTCAGGTGGAACTAACCTACTTGGGTCCTTAATTAACTTAGCCATTCAATTTTATGGTGAGGAGATTGGGACCTACAAAATCGATGGGGTCTGCGTCTTAGGCGACGACTTCATACTCGATGGCGAAGGAGTGTCACCAGAAGCTACGTCTGAAACGTTCACGCATTTTGGAATGGAGTCACACCCGAATAAGCAATTCTATCAAGCGAAAACACTACACTATCTACAACGTTTACATTATTTGGGGAGACCGGGTGGGATGTCTAGTGTTTATCGTACACTCGGGCATGCTCTGGGCATGGAGCGCTTGGATTCCAAGGTCGGAGTTTGGAATAGATTTGCTCATATACTGCGCGCGCTCGGACAGCTCCAGAACTGTGTTTTCAACCCGTTTTTCCTTGAGCTCGTGGCTACGCTTAAAGAGGGCGATAAGTACGAGCTCGGTGCAAGCTTTGCTAACCCTATGGACTTGGTATCTCAGGCTGGTCCCCTGGGTGAACAGGTACTTAAGGAGGACATGAATGCGCCTTGGAAGACGTCGGGGGGAAATATGTCCTTTAAGAACTGGGCTGTAAATGGGGTGCTTCGAGGTGAAGAGCTTCCTCCACCCGGAGCAATGCTGATTGAACGTGTCTACGGTCGAGGTGGGTAGCAGCCACCGGTTCGGG